CGAAAGAGGGGTGAATCGATCATTTCCGGAGATTATGCGTCTGCGACTGACAACATTCACGTTGATGTCGTCGAGACGATAATCTCAGTCATCGCTGAGGAAAGTCTATTGTCCGATGAAGAACGAGAGGTTCTCATCGGTAGTTTTAAGGGTGTGACAGTGGTCAATAAGGATGGTAGTCTGACTCCAGTCATGCGAGGTAGCATGATGGGCAATTTAGTCTCATTCCCGCTATTGTGTTTACTTAACAAAGCGTGTTTTGAGATGTCAAGACCGAACCATAATTGCAGCAAGGGATGTAAGCTGCAGCGGCACTGTCACAGAGTGGGTCGTTTTAACGGAGACGACTGTATCTTCTGCGGGGACCAGAAATTTTTCCAACGATGGAGAGAAATTACGGCACGCTTTGGATTAGTCGTTCAGGAAGAGAAGACTGGAGTATCTGATCGGTATGGGGAGTTGAATTCCCAATGTTTCGATTACTTCAAGGGGGCTTTCATCCCAAAGTCCTTCTTCTCTTTCCTCCGTCCCGATAGAACGACCAGTGGCGACCTGTTAGGTGAGATAATTCAGGGGACAAAGCATATGCGCAAGTCCACACAGCTTTGGTTAATTAACCATGTTTGCAGATACGAAATTGCAATCCGTGGTGTTGTGGCTGCGTCCGTTCCTGATCATCTCGCCTCTCGCCTCTTAAAACGGAGATGGATCCGAAAGATCATCTCCTCCCCTCCCCCCCCTTTCCCCTCTACTGGGGTTGACCGGTCTATTCCGGTCCAAGTAGGTCCTCTACCTCGAGAGGACTACTTGAGTATTGTCGATGAAATCGACAGAGAGGTGACCCGCGCTCATGTTAAGTATTGGCGCGGTCGACAGTTTCTGGAGGCGTCTTGTCCCATTTGGCGTGATGGCCATGGCAAGACGGAGAAGGACAAGAGGTTGTTCCGGTGGTTTGGTAATGAAACTTCTTCGTGGCAGAAATGCCTGAAGTGTGACATACCAGTCCAGGGTACTTCCTATTGTTCATGCTCAGGTAAAGTGTTCCTCCACTCTACTTCCTATGAGAGTCCTGTCACTCCTCTCCGAACCCGGCTTGGCGACAGAAAGAATCGCCATGCTCAGTTCGATACGTCTCCCCCCCCCCCTTCTCACATCCGTTACCGACGGGAGATCTCGTGGTCCTTTACCTATCTAAAGTCGACTTGGTTCCTTTTGAACAAGTTCTTTGGTAGTAATTTTTTAATGGATCCACAAAAAATTGGCGACTGGTCTCCGTATGACCATAAATGTCTGGGCCTTAAGCATGACATAGTCGCATATACCCCGCCAGTAGGCTACCCCCCCCCTTCCTCTTTAACCCGCGTCCCACTCCTGACGCTAGAACAACACGCTAGGCGTGTCTATGGTCTTCCCTCGACCTCAACTCTCATTCTCGAAGAGTCACGAAAACAGGCGCGATATGGTACGCATGTATCGCAAACTGTTAGATCGGGCTTCGAGAAAAGGAGAGTTGGTCTTTATAGAGGGATTGTTAATTTAGACCTAGTAGACCCTGGCGTGTTGTGTCCAAATAAACAACACTCGCAGACATTCCTCAATGTCTGCGGCTAAAGCGATTCTAGTCCATGACGGAAGCCCTATTTTCTTTAGGAATCCTGAGACTAGATTCAAAAAAACATTCGTGGCTGTGATGACAGCCATCCACGAATGAGGGAGGGAGATGATGGAGAGGTATGTCTTCTCGTTTAGAGCCCCAAAAGCGCCGAACCATTGACAATGGTGTGCATTAGTAGGGTGGGTTAGGGAAAGACAATTAGAGGCAGTTGGTCGACTTAAGAGCAAGTTAAAGCTTGTATGTCCGACCAGAGCAAGATTGTCGTACCAAATGGGAGGTCAGGGTGATAGGTAATAAGAACGTTGTAAATATTGTCCACCAGGTTTAAAACAGGATGGAGGCTTTGTGTGGGGTAGTTCCCAACGGTCCTGTCCGTGGTGGTGGCCACCTGTTGTATACCAGCTTCGGCCAGGTAACATCGGTAAGGGTGGAGTTCTTATTATTTATCACTTTTGGCTATGTCAAGCCCCAAGTGCCCTGAAGAGAAAGACGAAGGAGAGTACCAATCCGGATTGGAAAGAGACTGATGAGATTTTTTCTTGCTCACCAGTGGTGGTATGTCGGGGGTTATCCGTAATAGTCAAAATCTATGACTATCGGGAAAGGAGGAGAGAATGATGGACTTAGTTGATCCGTCTCTAGTGTGGTGTTCCTTACTAATCGATGACGAGGCCCTTGGCGGGGCTTAGTTAATGATCGGTGACGTCTAAACGTCGTTAGTAAGGGATACTACCTACATGTAAGAGCCAGAATCGATGGCTACCGAGGGAGACTAGGGCAGCGTCACACATGAATGTGTAACTAGTCGATCGAGGGAGGAACTTCGGGGGTTAATCGTCCTGAAGCATTGTGGAAGCACGTAGAGAGATGGTCATCTATTTTTTGACTCAACTTCTAGTACTGAGAGGAACCTTGGGGATTTATGGTCCTGAGGATGGAAACCCATATACTACCACATAGTAAAGGGGTGGGTGAGGGAATTTTGAAGATTCACTCTCGATCGTTCCCGATCATGAGAAACCTCAACTTTACCGTAAGTCAAACGGCCTCG